CCAAGTCAGATGGAAATATACGGTATTAGTTGATGGTAAAAGATCAAGAACCGCAATCGGTCGATTAGAGTCTGTTACCACACAATATGATACATACGATGTTCCTCAGGAAGCAACCATTGTCACGTTTGAGGTTAGAGCTCGATCCAAATCATATAAAAATAATGGTAAAGTGGCATATTATTGGGGTGATAGCCTTGGTTATAGCTACCGGACTGTTAAAAATGATGCTGTGTATGATTTTACTAAATCTCCACCGGCCACGCCAACCAATCTTTCTATATCGATAGAAGACTTTAAATTAACGGCGTCTGTTAGCGGTATCGATGAAATATCAACATCGATGATCGAATTTCATGTATATTCGACCGACAGCGATGTAACGAAATATAGCGATAAAGTTAAAGTAACAGCTGGTAAAGCATCGATAACTTTTACGGTTGCTGGCGGACATGATTACTATTTCAAATGCAGAGGACTACACAGTCTTAATACAAGTAACTGGTCCGCACCGTCCGATATAGTCGGAACTGCTCCAGCAACGCCAACCATATCAAAATGTAATGCAGCAACAGAGAACTCAGTTAAACTCGAATGGGAGGCCTCTTTAAATGCTGAATCATACGTAATTCAGTACGCTACTAACGAGACATATTTCGAAGGTTCCGATCAGGTACAGTCATTCGAAACCACTGGTACAACATACACCAAAACTGGTTTGGAAACCGGTAATAACTATTACTTTAGAATTCAAGCTAAAAACAAACATGGAGAATCTGGCTGGTCCAAAGTTATGTCTACTTTATTAGGCAGCGGACCAGCTGCTCCTACCACTTGGTCTTCTACCGTAACAGCTATGGTTGGTGAAAAAATCACGTTGTATTGGGTTCATAATACCGAAGATGGTTCTGAACAAACCGGAGCTAAGATCGAATTAGACATAGATGGTTTTGGTAAAGAAACTATAGAAATAAAAGACGATACCAATTTCTATGTGTTGGAGACCTCAGGATATTACGAAGGTATAATTATAAGGTGGAAAGTCTGTACTTCCGCTTTTAGTGGAGATTTCGGTGATTACTCTGCTCAGAGAATAATACATGTTTATACGCCTCCTTCTCAGTATATTTCTTTAAAAGATCATAGTGGAGCGTATCTATCAACTCTAACAGTATTCCCGCTTAACATATCGACCATCGTATCCGCCGGAATACAGAAACCGATAGGTTATCATGTAACCATAGTGGCGGGTCAAAATGGAGAACCATTTGAGACCACTAATAACATGGGTGAAACAGTGATTATGAAGGACGGAGACGTAGTATATTCCAAATACGTAAACGGCGAAAAACTAGATTTGAGTATTTCAGCTCAGGATGTAACCTTCGAAAATGGTTACTATTATACTGTAAAATGTTTAGTTACTATGGATTCTGGTCTAACTACCGAAGGATCTAAAACATTTCTGGTTAGATGGTCAGATGAGTTAAACGATTTCGTCCCTAATGCATCTGTGTCTATAGATGAAGATAATCTTACAGCATCCATACAGCCATATTTAACAGATCTTGACGACAATCTCGTAACAGGTGTTCGTATGTCAGTCTATAGAAGAAACTACGACGGTACGTTTACAGAGATAATATCTGATGTCGATAATAACAAGCGTACCTGGGTTACAGACCCTCATCCTGCTTTGGATTATGCTCGTTATCGAATAGTAGCCAAGTACGAATCTAATAGTGCTGTAGTGTTCACTGATTTGCCTCCGAGTCCAGTCAACGGTGGAGGTATAGTAATTCAGTGGGATGAACAGACAATTGAATACGACGGTTTCTACGAAGATGAGTTATCGAGTCCTCCTTGGTCCGGTTCTATGTTGAAACTTCCTTATAATGTAGACGTTTCGGATTCGTTCAAACCCGATGTCGAGAAAGTTTCTTACATCGGTAGAGAACATCCTGTAGCATATTACGGTACTCAGGTAGGCGAAACATCCAAGTGGAATGCTGTAATCGATAAGAGAGACACTATCACATTAAATAAATTACGTCGTCTTGCTAAATGGATGGGTAACGTTTATGTAAGAGAACCCTCTGGTAGTGGATACTGGGCTAACATTACAGTATCTTGGAATATGAAACATACAGATTTAACAATCCCAATTTCAATTGATGTAACAAGAGTCGAAGGAGGTAAGTAACATGATAGATTGGTTGTCATCAATGCAACAGACTTATGAATATTACATAGTCGATCCTAAGACTTGGAAAGATAGTACACTGATTACAACCGTGAAATCGTGTACTATAAATCGAGATGCCGAAGCCGAAACTCTCGGTTCTGCCGCCCTCGATGTACTCAATTCGATAGGTGAGCGTTATATCAGAGTATACCTTGTAGTAAATCAAAATGGAGCTCGTGAAAAGGTGGCGTTAGGAACTTTCTTGGTTCAGACGCCATCAATGAGCTTTAACGGAAAAACAACAAGTGCATCAATTGACGCTTACACTCCCTTAATCGAACTAAAGGAAAATAAACCTGATATTGGTTACTATATCCCTAAGGACGATAACGTTATGAACAGAGCGTATATGCTTACTCGAGAGCATGTAAGAGCTCCTGTTATAAAACCTAATTGTGATACTAAAAACGCTTATGATTTCGTAGCAGATATAAGTGATTCTTGGTTATCATATCTAACGGACTTCATATCGAATCATATCTATGAAGATGAAAACAATAAGAACACAATAATCACTAAATACAGATTTGATTTAGACGAGTTAGGTCGTATTCTATTCGTACCAGAACAGGATGCGGCTTCTTTGCGTCCCGTTTGGACATACAATGATGATGGTAAATCGATTTTATACCCTGAAATTAAAGCTGATCAAGATCTGTACGGTGTACCTAATGTAGTTGAAGTTATATATTCCAACGGAACTGATAACTACTATTCTCGAGTGGTAAACGACGATCCTAACAGTCTCACATCTACGGTAAATAGAGGTAGAGAAATAGTGCATCGAATTACAGATCCTGACCTAGTTATCGGTAAGTTAACCCAAGAGCATGTAGATGAATATGCTACTCGACTTTTAAAAGAGTTATCATCTATCGATTATACGATCACTTATACACACGGCTATTGTCCAGTTAGATTAGGTGATTGTGTTCTGATTAATTACGCCAGAGCTGGTTTAACCAACATTAAAGCAAAGGTTATTAGTCAGACTATCAAGTGCGAGCCGGGTTGTCCGGTTACAGAAAAAGCAGTATTTACTAAAAAGTTATGGGGGTGATGTTCGATGAGTTTATCAGATGATTTGATTTCTCAGTTTGTCAAGACGACTAAAGATAAAGAAACGAAAAAAACTGAGACGATCGCATATGGAACTATTGTTGAGCGTGACGGGTTTATGTACGTACGTCTGGACGGTTCAAAAATATTAACCCCTGTATCATCATCCGAAATACTGAGGAATACAACTGCCGCCTTAAAAGAAAATGATAGAGTAACAGTTATGGTGAAAAACCATACAGCAGTTATAACAGGAAATCTTACATCGCCGTCCGCAAGGATCGAAACGGTCAAGGAAATCCAAACGGATATTATGAGAGTAGATACTCTTATCTCCGACAAAGCTGATATAAAAGACTTGGAAGTTGAAAGCGGTAGAATAGACGATCTCGAAGCTGATAAAGTGACCGTTAATAATAAATTGGTAGCGACCGAAGCTGACGTTGATAAGCTAGAAGCAGCAGATGTGGTGATTAAAGAACAATTAACTGCTAATAAGGCAAGTATAGATTCTTTAACCGCTAACAAGGCAGATATTTCCGATTTGGATGCGGCTACTGCTAGAATCGTAGATCTGGAAGCTAAGTCGTTAACTGTAGAGAATGCCGATCTCAAATACGCGAATATCGACTTCACTAATATCGGTAAGGCTGCAATGGAGTATTTCTACGCTCAATCCGGTTTGATTGATAATGTCGTTGTTGGTGATAGTACCATCACTGGTAACTTAGTGGGCGTTACTATCAAAGGTGACATAATCGATGGTAATACTGTAGTTGCCGATAAATTAGTAATACTTGGCGATGATGGTTTGTATTACAAGCTTAATACTGACGGAATGACTACCCATGTCGAACAAACCGAA